GCAAATCAATCTCGGATGCTCGTGCTGAGGCATTTGGGTGTGAATGCACATAGGCTTGGATTTCACCTAAGTCCTCAGCTTTGGCTAAGTCCTTGGGGTGAATTTCAAACTGATCCTTATTGTCTGAAATATTGCGACATGGGATGTATTCTTTATTCACAATCACACCGCAGCACTCGGCTGGATAAACTTCAGCAGCATGCGCCTGGATTGCTTTTTTCAGTTTTGCGGTTAGTTTCATATACCACCTAAAATAATGAACTGGCAGGGAAAGCACCGATGCGTAGGACATTGCCTTTGCCGAAATGGCACTCACAACCCCTTGTTCTCTTTGAGCATTTATCCAGAGCGGGGTTATCAGTAGGTTCATCTCTGTCCGTAAACATGGCTGCGCCTGTATAGCCGCATTGTTCGCTGCGATATTCCCATGCGCAATAACTAGAAATCTGCCGAACTGGTATTTTCAATCCCTCAAAGTCAATTGGGTTTGATAACTCAAAAGTGACTGCATTGGCATTTTCAGAAGTCTTCTGCTCGATGTACCAGAGTTGCTCTTTAGCTTCATTTGATGCTAATGGATTACCGGCACCAAAATTCTCAGCATCCAGATATTTAGCCAGTGTGGTAATGACCTTAAGCTTTGCGCCTGCGAAGTCGCCAAACTGTAAGCAATAAGCCGACACAGCGTTTTGAATGCCACCGATATTGTTCGCCATACTCAAGGTTGGAGCTGAAGCTTTACCATCAGAACGCATCTCAAGCCCCGATACTTCCAAAGCCATTGGTTCAAAAGTCTGACCCTGCCAAATAATGTTTCGAAACCAGACTTTTTCATCGCCATTGTCAAATACTTTATCGGCGCTCACTAGCATGCTGTCTGAAGTAATGTTTGTACTGTCTACAGTGGCATAGATCCTCTCCCAGTCCTGGTAAGAAATATGCCCATGAAAACGTAAAATGCCCGCACCTAAAGTACGAGCATCCAGTTCAAATAGGGTAATCAGGCCGTCTACATAAAGCTTTTGAAAATCACTGTTCAGCGCCATCTTTCAACGCCTCCGCCACAGCTTGTGCCAGATTTGTTGGTTGAAAATCTGGTGGTGCAATTGATTCAGAGCCTTCAATTTCAGGTTGTGGAAGTTCTTGCAATCGCAAGTCAATCCAGCGTGCTTCAGGGATGTCTAATGGTGTTTCAAGATCAGCTACAATACGTCCTTTCTTGTTAAGCATGTAGTCATACGTCTTAACACTAATATCGCCATTTGCAAGTTGCTCATAAACCACTGCGACAAGCAGGTTGCCGTTAGCATCTTTTGGCGTTTCGATATACCAACCTTCTTGTGCAAACCCTGAACTACCTTTGATAAGATAATGACCCACATCAACTTTTTCAAATGCAATTTCTTGCTGTTTTGCTTCATCATTAAGCACAATTTTATTAGCGAACAACTGAACAATCGGGGATGCTGATTTTATGAAACCATTACCATCTACAGTTGTGTTAAGTGTTGATCTATAACTTACTACATTCGACCATCCACTTAAATCACCATAACTGTAGCGTGCCTTTAGATTCCCACCATCTGAAAATAAAATAAAAGGCTGTGCTCCAGTCGCAGTTTCATCATGCCAAGACGACAATAAAATGGCTGAACAATATGCTGAAACACCCCCCACCTTTGAGCCTTCTATAATGCCTGTACGAAATCCTTTCCCTAAAACTTTATTTGGATGTGTTAAGTTTTCTGTTCTCAAGTCATAAAGGGTCGTTCCTCCAACTCCGAACGCTCCTACCCCCATTACATTTCCATCTTGAGTACCCACCATACGGCTCGCTGCATTTGCGGGAGTTGTGAAATTTTGATTGATCTTTATAAACGCTGCACGGATCGGATCACCGTTTCCCGTGTTCGGCCCTGTGCTTACATTAATTTCCTGAATTGCCATAATTTACGCCCACAAAAAAGCCCTCGATTGAGGGCATAAAATTGATTGAATTTAAGGTTGAAAGGTTTGGGTGAAGGTTGTCGAAATTCGCCAAACATCTGCACCCAGAGGGGTTAAAGTATATTCACCTGCTTTGACTCGAATCTCACCATCAAATGGGTCATCCCATAAAAATGAATCAGCACCCTTGTGTCGGTCAAAAAAACTTTTAATTTCTGTGATTAAAGATTTCTTACCCGTCTTACTCACAGACCAAGAGTTTTTTCTGCTATTAATCCCGACAGATACACTCTGCTCGTATCCATCACCGAATCTGGAACTTAGAGTATTAAATGAGGTGTTTTCTGATGTGCCTTCCAGATTGACACACCATATGAATTTTTCATTGCTCATAGATTTTATCCCAAAAAACCATCTTCATTGAATGGCCCGGAAATTAACTGACGGGCACAACTCCGTCTTATGTGCATGTCGCTATTTCTTGCATGAGGATACGACATTAAGAGAAAACAGTATGCCAATAAGCTTTTGCTTTGGAGCGAGTTAAAAAATAATAAATCCCCCATTTTTTTGCTAAGTCTTGTTGGCTTTTTCCTGTGTACTTTACGCAGAATTTAATAAATGCATTGCTTAGAAATTGTTTCATTTTACTTTCCTTTAGATAATAAAAAAGGACGCTAATGCGTCCTTCCTGTCTGTGCAAAATTTATGTTAATAAATCGCCAATAAATTTAGCTTCTACAATAATCTTTACACCTGGTGCAAAATTACTGCCACCAACTAAATTATATCCATTAGCGGTTTCTTGGACTTTTAAATACAAATCATGCTTTGATGCCTCCCCCATAACAGATGAGACACTTTGATCATGTTGCTGAATGTCGAGTTTTACCTCGTCACCTACAATCTTTCCCTTGTAGGAAAAACCATAATCACCGCCATTGATAATTTTGTTCTGGACAATAACTGTGCCATCACCAAAATCTTGGATATTGCTTTTAAATTTTACGTAATATATCCCATCTTTCATTTTGCTTCCTCATGCATTAATAGCTGAAAATTCAGACAATTGATAGTAATGCATGATTTTGGGAAAGTTAAGGTTTATTACTTCTCTAACAGCATCAACCTTGCTTATTTAATTCCATATAGCTCTCCACCTTGTCGTCTAGCTTTCAAAAATCTTTGGTCGACTTTTTGATCAACCATAGAATTGACCATCTTACCAATAGTAACTAATAATTCACCATCTTGATTTGTCGAAGTTTCAACCTTCTCAGATGAGTAATTGTTTATAGTAACTTTTGGCTGCATGGCTACAACATTAGTGCCACCCTGCACAAGTTCAGTCTGCTTAAACTCACGCTGACTGCTTTTGCGTAAGGACTCAACATTAGACGGTCCACCCCAGCGTGCTACATCTTCTTGGCTAAATACTACTTCGCCTTTATGCACTGTACCCGCAATATCGTACTTTCCACCGGGACCGGTATAGCCGCCGGAGGAGAAGCCAGTTAAAGCAACGCCTTGAATAGCAGACATTAACTCATTGGTTTGCACTGCCACTGCTGCCGCACTAGCCATCTTCTGCCAGATTGTCACATTGGCCGGATCATTCCATGCTGACATAATTGCGCCCTTGGCGTTCATGATTGCACTAGCAAGCACAAACCCTTTTTGCATAGCAAAAGCCAGTTTATAAGCTGTGCTTTCCTTCTCTCCGTAAGCATCCAGCATTGAGCCCATCATGCCAAACATAGCACCATACCCTGCCAAAGAAGCAGCTTGAGACTGGTTTTGAAGGTTTTCCAGATCCTGATAATATTTAACATCAATTGCAGCCATACCATCACGATACTGTTGATAAGCCTCTTGCAATGCCTCATACCGATCTTCATCAGTGGCATAAGTGTCACTAGACATAATGTCTTGTTCAACATCAATACGCTGATTACCCAAGGCTACTTGAGCTTTACCTCTCTGACTGTCAAGAGACCATTCGGCATAAGCTTTGGGTGACATCGTCGCTTGTGCAAATATGTCATCAGCACCAACAGAAAGACTATTAATCTTTTCATACATGGCTTTTGAGGAGTTCAGAAGATCGTATCTTGCCTCAAGAATACGCCAGTTTGCCTGACGCTCTGTCTCGACTTTTTCATCCTGGGTTTTTATCCAGTTTTCTACATCATCCTGATAAGACTTCTGTTGAAGACTTAAAAGTCGATCACGCTCTGCTGGATCATTAGCAAACTTTTCCTGAATATCCTTAATTTTTTCCTGATTGTCTTCTTCCAATTTTTGCCACTCAGTATAGTAGCGCTCCTGAATCTCCTTCTGATCTTCCGCAATTTTTACTGCATAGTTATACATCTCATCATCTCTTTTGGCTAAAGAGGTAATAAGTGAATCAACCATTCCATCAGGATTAGGCCCAAGAATTGTGTTTAACTGTCCAAAATAGCCATCTCTTTTTTGATGATGCGGCAATGCATTAATTTTCCTACCATCATAATCCCAAGCAATACCATTCTTACCTATAGTTTTAGAAAGTTCAGAATAATCAGCATTCTTAAGCAGTGCGTTTTTGGATGGCGCAAAGCGCTTAGCATTAAACAATTCATTCACAAAAAATGCTGCCTGCGCATCCAAAGCCTCCTGAACTTGCTTGATGTTTCCACTACTATCGATAAGATTTTTGCTGCGTAAAGAGTTGGCTAGACTTCCTGCCCGGTCCTTCTGCCACGAAAGCATTCCAAGATTTTTAGCACCATTATTATGATCAATATGACCGCCATAAAGGTTCTGGGTTTTAAAATCATTTTCCCGGCCAACCTCAGCTGTTAAATAACGTGCCTGCTTATCACTTAGAGCACCAGTGTTCATAAATGCCTGATACACCTTCAACATATTTCTTGTGCGCTCATCAGTGCCAGCCAAAATAATTTGCTGTTTTCTCGCATATTCAAGCTGAAGCCTCTTTTGTTCGGTGGCTTTCTTTTCTGTTTCTGCAATTCTATCTTCGGTAGTTTTCTGCTTATCTCGGATTCCAGCCAACTTCACAGCGTTATCAATTGCTTTACGCCCTTCCTCTGTTTGAAGCTTAGCCTTGTCATAACCAAAGGCTTGCACTACTTTCAATATTTCTGCCTTCTCGTTCTCAGAAAGTTTGAAGTTTGAAACCAGCGAATTAGATGCTGCTGCCTCTTTCACATCAGCATTAAAGGTTTTCATATAGGCCTCATAAGCCTCTTTGACACCTTCTATCACTGTTTTTTGCTTTTCAAATTCACCTGTAGCCTGTGCTGTACTTTTTGAAACCTGATCCAGTTTTGGCTTTAAATTGCTGAGCGTGGAAGTAATCTCTTTATGCTTTTTCTCAAAATCAGCAGCCCTATTAATATCGCTGGTTTTGATTACTTCAACCTGATTAAGCATTTGAAAGGCTTGCTCTACGTCTATAGTGCCAGCTCGTAGTTGCCCATATATTCGCTCCAATTCTGCTACGCCTTTATATTGGCGTGTAAGATCAGCCAAATATTCAGTAAAGTCTTTTTGCAGCGCTTTCAGATTGCTACTTTGTGTTTCAAATTCCAGGGAAAGCGATTCATTAGCAGCTCGGCGTTGTGCTCCCTCAAGCTTTGTAAGCTCTGTGGCAGCCATGCCTGCATAAGCCTGTTGTTGATCAAGCATTGCATTTGCTTCATTTCCATTATCACGCATGAGTAGATAGCCAGCAGCGACACTTGCGACAGTTACACCCAATCCCACCCATCCACCAGTAAGCCCAAGTAAAAGTGCTTTTGCGCCAGCGAGCCGGGACGTTGCCCCTGTGGCCGCGCTCGCAGCAGTGGTGTAAGCCGCTGTTGCAATAGTGGCTTGTTTATCAGATATAGCTAATGCCACGTTTGCTGCTGTTAGACGCTGGATTGCAGCAGCACGAGCAGTTGATGTGGTTGCATTGTTAAATTCTGCTCGTGCAAGATTAACTTCAGTCAAAGCTAGTGCTGCATTCTGTCGAGCTCGCTGAGCCTGAACTCCAAGTAGTTGAACACTTGCAGCCTGTTCAGCTATCAAAGCCTGTCTCTGTTCCGCACTTGCTGCTATTGTGCCTTTAATACTTCCTAGCACACTGGTGGAGTATCGCGCAGCAAATATAGTTCCAACAACTAAAGCTATATCGCCTACTGTATCTAAATTATTACCCAGGGCTTCTAAAGAATTGCTAGCTCCATCAACACCGCTTTTAATGGCATCGCCAATTCCAGATTGTGAAACTTTTAGAAATAATCCATCAATATTGTCTTGCAGATTAGCTATAGACCCATCTAGGGTTTTCATGCGATTTTCCATTGCACCAGAAAAGTCCACATTCCCAAGATCGAGCAAATATTTCTCAATAGCTTTTGCACTATTTGTAATGGTAGTAGTTTGCCCTTTAAAGGTTAATGCCACTTTCCCATTTTCTTGGCTTGCCTTGATACCAAATTCTTTTAAGCGCTCAAACTCGCCAGTGGTAGCATCTGCAACTGCCTCAATCATTTGGTCTAGGTCTTTCCCCATAGCAGCGGCAGTATTGCCATATGAAGTTAAGGCTGCCTCTGAAGGTTTTAAGCCTAAATTCGTAAGCTTGATAAACGCTCCTACAGATTGCTCTAATCCATAAGGAGTTTGTTGGGCGAATTTTTGCAAAGTATCAAAGGCGCGAGCAGCGCCTTCCGCTGACCCTGTTGCTGTTATTAAGCCAGCATTTAACTTATCGAAAGTGCGCTGTGTATCAATTAGCTTACCTAAAGAGAGATATGAAGCAGCCACCCCAGCTACTGATGCACCAATATTTTTTGCAGATAGAGAGATTTTATTATCTGCTTCTTCGAAGTTTTGCTGCATGTTGCGAGCAGTTGTTCGAGATTGACGCTCAGCCTGATTCATTGGCTCTACAAATTGCCCGATACGAGCCACCAGATCAAGGGTTAGTCTACCGAGTGAATTTGTTGCCATAACTTTTCTCCAGGCAATAAAAAACCGCCGAATGGCGGTCATGGAATTTAAATATTTATGAGCAGTTTGCTTTTCCTAGCTCAACCCACTTATCTGTAGAAACAAGCTTCTGAATATCTATTACTTTAACTCTAACATTATGAATATTTAAAGAATTTAATTCCTGACAAACATATTGAGCTAAACCATCTCTACCTGAGCCATTATTAATAACACCGACTTTAAGCATGGAATTGGATGTCCAGACAGCATCTTTTATTGTTTTATCACCCTTAAAATGATTTATAACCTGCTGTTTCTTTTCTTCAGATAATTCTGGCTTGTTAGAACATCCAGCCAGCCCAATAAACAGAGCCGTAAGTAGAACTTTTTTCATAATTATCCTTAGTATTTTTGAATAACCACATCATTAATATCATCGGGCATATTAAGCTTTACTCCAAATTTACCCTCACCATCTTTTCGCTTCCAGCCGCCTACAATTAAAGCCTCTACATCAAAAGAATCTGAACTATGAAAACCTTTTCTCTGAATTAAATTGCAAAATTCCTTTGCATCATATTTATTTAAGTACCCAACCGTCCTATTATCTACCAGAACAACTACCGCATTTTTATCATACTGATTACCCAAATCTCTTTTTATTCTGGCTAATTTTTTTAGTTCTACGCTACTTTCAGTCTTACCCCCAACTATTGCGTCTAATGCTTGCTGATATGAGGCCTCCCCCACTATATCGTATTCATATTCACCAAAAGGTGGGGAAATTACTCTGCCTACAGGGAAGGCAGTATCTAAACCTGTTTTTACTGAACCAATTTTATTAGCATCAGACTGTTTTCTAGCAAAAAATATAATTATTAAAGATAAAACTACTAATCCTATTATTATTTCCATACATCCCCCTAATCATTTAGGGACACGATACTAATAATTGAATCAAAAAGAAACCAACCTAAATTAGTTTCTAATCTTCAAAATCAAATTCATCCATTTCACTTTCAGGTTTTGCTTCATGCATCATTAAGTCATGAAGCTTCACCCCCTCAACCCTTCCAAGCATTAATATTGACTGGTGAACTCTGGCTAGCTCTTGCTCGAATCTTCTTCCGAGATTGAGACTTCCGTGCTTTCGGATGTAAGCTGCGTATTTTTTGATTTCTTTGAATGTGAGGGTTTGACTGACTTCGCTGGCTGTTCTTCCTGTTGCGATTCCGATTTCGATAAAGAGTTCGTCGTCTGGTTTGAGTTCAACGTCTTTCCCAAAACGTTAATCTCAACAATCTTAGTCCATACAGCATCTACTAATGCCTGGTTAAACTTGCTTCGAACCTCATCCTCAGTAAGTACAAGCTTTCCATCTTCGTCACAGAGACAGCTTGCAATTATCCCAGCCAGAGCCTCTTTATTCTCACCATAAGCCCGCATATTCGCTACAGCCGAATCGTAGTTAAAAGGCTTAATGAAAGTCTCAAACTCCGTATCTTCTTCATTCAAGCGTATCTGAACACTAACTTTTTCAGGCTTGCCGATAAGTGCGCCAGACTTAATATCTCTTAAACTTAACTTCTTCATAAATTCACCAGAAAACAAAAGCCCCTATAAAGGGGCTGTAAATTAAGGAGTAATTGTTCGTTTAGTGCGAGTCACGCCAGAAGTTCGAATCATCGCAAAGGTATAACTTTCTACAGAATCCACTTCAACATCATTTGGCGATGTCGGGTTAATATATGCTTTGAATGAATTCCAAGAACGAGTTTCCGGCAGATCAATACCAGTTACTGCTTCATAAGTTGGCGCATCCTTCGAGTGTCCCGAGCCCACATACCAATCAAGCACTTCGCCACTTTCTGCGATTTCAAGAAGTCGATCATGAGTTATATTTTCATCATCGTAGTTAATTTCAATTGATCCTTCTCCGGGGTCACGCATACCACGTGTGTATTGCTTACTTTCTGCTTCGAGACAAGTAATATCAATTTTTGCAAAGGAATCTTGGCCATAACCAACCTTTTTTAAGCAAATGAATCGAACAACCTGTCCATCAATCACAGTAAATACCTGTGTACCTTTTGTTTTTGAAACTGCCATGAGTAGCTACTCCTCAATTTTAGGCATAAAAAAAGCACCCGGTTGGGTGCCATGTGTTAAATCTTTTAATTCAATACAGTTATTAATGTTGCAATAGCAGTGATTATGGATGCTGCTTGCCAGATCAGTAGACCAAGGATAAGGCCCAGTCCGACGATGTATGTCCAAATTCTTAAGGTTTTACTTTCAGACAATTTATTCATCACTTTATCAACCTGTAGATTTAGGTTAAAATTCATCTATGGTTTACTTCCTTTCATGCCAAGGTTGTGAGCACAAAAAAGCCCATGATTACGAGTCACGGGCTTTTTGCTTTTTAAGGGTTAAAAACTATCTATCCAAAAACCAATTCGCATCGAAGCCGCGACCAAAAATATTAGTGTCAGCAATGCGCTCAAAATGGTTCGGGTGAATACTGGTGACGTAACAATGTGGCTCTAAGGCCTTTCGTATTGCAGACCGAATGTCTGAAGCCCTTTTCTGCTGAGTGTCATAAACTACAATCTGGAATGACACATGATCAGTATTGGCCGGGCAATCTAGATTATTCTGCGGATCACCAGTGACTACCGACCAGACTGCGTACGGATAGGGTATGCCGGATGGCGCAATATCTTCCCAGACTTTCAAAGGACTGGTGCCAAGCAGTGCTGTGACTTCAGGATTAGCTTTCAGCATCGGAACCACGGGTAAAATGTTCATAACTTGGCGAGTTCCTTGTCGATTTCAGCATTAAAGTTGTGAGCAAAACTGCTCATAACTGCCTGAATGTTATTTTGTAGTGCTGGGCGCATAAATGGCACCGGAGGATTGTGTACCGAGCCAAATTCCAAATATCTCCAATAGGTCGTGATTCCACCAGATAACTTGGATAAGGCTGCCTTATCGGTATTTGCATTCTGTGCAGCACCACCCCGCACACCGACACGCATCACCACTTCATTTGGATTTCGTGTTTTACCGGCAGCAATCGCAATATTTTTCCAGATCTTTTCTGCGGTTTCTGGATCATCAATTCCTTTTGCATTAGCCCGGGCTGCATCGCGTACAATCGCCATGGCTTTACGCATAGAGCGCCGAGCAGCATTTTTGATTAAGCGGGCATTACCGAGTCTTTTAAATTTTTCCTGGACTGACTCAAGACCTTCAAGTTTAAATTCGACTGACATAAATGCCTCGCATTAAAAAACCCGCACTAGGCGGGCTTTAGAATTGGGGTAATTACAATATTTTTTTAACTTTCAGGAAAAAGGGATAGCAAACCAATACACTCACCAAAAACCCAAGAGAGATAGTTTTAATATCTTCAAATGATGCGCCGGCAACAAGCAAAGTAAATAGACACATCAGATAAAGAATACTGAACATTGCTACATAAAAAATGAGCGCTTTCATAATTTTGCTTATTTAGGTCTGTACCTAAATAATAGAGCCTCACCCTACCAAAGACAACTCCAGCGTCATATAAATCCGACCGTTTTCATTGTCTGGTTTAGGCGGTGAAACAATCTGGAATGTCTGACCATCAAATAAAACGCGCATACCTGAGTCAATATCATCACGTTTACGCAGTTTTAGCCGGGCTGTGATTTCTGATCCGGCAGCTTTAGCATTCAGAGAATCTTTCACAGAAAGGAACTCTAATTTAGACCAAAGTTTTTTGTATTCAGTCCAGTCTTCAGTTTCGTAGTTGTATTCATCATAGACCGTGGTTTTATGTTGAATCGTCACACGGTGGCATAGTTCGCCGGCACGTTGGGCCATATATCACCTCAAATCGCTGTAGGCTTACGATATGGATAAAGCAGGCTTTGTACCGGCATCGGTAGGAAGTTGCCATTTACCGGCGTTTACTGCTCAGCATTGCGGTACTGGTCCCAATATCCACACAGCAATAAAATTGCCTGATGAATTGCTTTAGGGTAATCAGGTTCAAGTTCATCAGTGATGTAATTCAACACCACCGAATCCGCTGCATCCAAATACCCCTGAAGCATCAAATCATTTGAATCATCGTCATAGCGCAAATGCTCTTTTAGAGTGGCTAAATCAACAATACTCATTCAACACCCCATTTCTTTTGCGCCAATTTGAAGTTTTCGTGATTAAAATCACCCGAATGATCTTTTTCACAGTGCCATAATGAGCCTTTATGCGTCACAAACTGGCCTGATTTATACTGATTTTCAGCCTTAAAAATGCCTTGGTATTGGCCTTTTTGGTCTGAGTTTTCAGTATTTTTAGGCGTATTTGGTGCGGATTTACCAAAAGGATCATCCAGCTGGTCACGCTTAGACAGCGCCTCAAGCGAGAAGTTCTGCTGTTGCATGTAAACCGTGTCGCCACCTTCAAGGGGCTCTAAACCGAGCTTTTGACGCGCTTCATTGGGTGTCATGATTGCTGCACCAACACCCTCTTTAAGTCGCTGCATCTGAGATACTGAATCCATACGAATTAAAGTATCCAGATCGAGAAAGGCTTCTAAATTTGAGGTCTTTAGGCCCAAGCCTTCATCGAGTAAGTTTTCGCGAGCCTCAATCAAACTTTGCAGGCAATCAGAGTAGTAAATCTCATTTAAATCTGAAACTTTCTGCCCTGCTGGAATAGTGCCAATACCCAATTTAAACTGTGGCACATGGAAAACAGCACAGATCACTTCATTAGTCATTCGCATCTGTTCAATAAGCTGTGAATCAGCAGCTGATATAGCAATAGCCTCAAACTTCAAGCCATCCCCTACAACTGCTGTGCACCCGGCATTTGCACCACCGTAGTTTTCATTCCACTGCGCCTTAATGGATTTTGCTTTTTCAGGATCAATAGGTCCTGGAGCTGTAAGAATTCCACCTGGACGGCTGTTATTTCTAAAGTGTCGGCGTTGGCTTTGCTGAATCTCTAAACCATGCCCTGCCGCCACCGCACAGGCTGTAATTGGCGATAAGCCTACAAGAGGATGATAGAAACAGTTTATACGGTCATGAATGATTTCAGATGCTGGCACCACTTCATGAGAAGTCTGATTGAGTCGATCATCATTAAGCTGATAAAACACATCACCAGAATCACTAACTAATGGTTTTACCAAGTCAGGATTTAACACCTTTAAGCCGACTACACGCCCATTAAAAATATCCCGGACCTTAAAAGCATAAGTATTACCTCGAAGTAATAAGGAGGTAGTCCATTGCTCGCTGAATTGCTGCCATGTCTGGTAGTGGTTTGGCTTGTTTAGAACACTGAAACGCTCTGGAATATCTTGATCAATCCAGACACCTTGCTGTTTTTTTCTTAAGATAATCGGCATCTTGCCAATATCTTGAGAAATTAGAGAAACACAGCTAAATACCGCATGATGCGCTGCCAAATCCTCCCGAGTCAGCTCATCGTTTTTCTGCCAAGCTCCTGCATATGGCTCATGTACAAACAAAGAAGTCCAACCTTGGTTTGAATGGACTCCTTGGAGAGATTTCTTTTTACCAAATAAATTTCCGAAAAAGCCCATTCTTTACATCCTATTCTTGAGTTTTATCTTCTTTTTTCGCTTTTGGAGCAGCCTTTTTAGGCTCTTTATATGCTTCAGCTACTCCAATTTTGAGCAGAACGTTTGCCTGAAAATCAGGAATCTCTTTCACATCCCCAACATTGGAATCGTGGGTAATTTTTAAATATTTAATCTTCATAGACTGTTCCTATAGCTAAACAATTGTGATGCTTAGATATAAAAACAGCCCCGATTAAGGAGCTGTTTTTTGGAGCATTCAAATCAGATTACGGTGTGTAATCAAGGAATGCCGCTGCGATTGGACGACGTTTCGCCCAGGTGATGAACTTTTCAACACGTACCGCAAATTTGTTTTCTTGCCACAAGTGATGAGTCGTACCACCATCAACCAGAGTCGCTTGATCAGAGTAAGACACATCCACCCCACCATCCTGAGCAAGCAGAATCTCAGAAGTCTTCACAAGAATAATCTTGTTGCCGACAGTCTGAGAGGTGATAACTGGAATACCCATCAAGGTGCGAGTACCACGAAGTGCCATGCCTTCAAAATAGCTACGGCCCAAAGCATCACGAAGTAAGCTGATCTGAGCAGCGCGCGTTTCAGACATAATGAAGTACGCACCATCCAGCGAGAGGTTTGCGGTAACAAAGCTATTCACTAAGGCCAGTAGGTCGGCTTCATAGTTTTCTGCTGTGGTGCCAGTGTTGGCAGTAGCAGTAATGCCATTCAGTAGACCCGCAGGACGAACCGCGGTGGCAGCACCGGCATCAAGGAATGTGTTATCAATTAAAGTTTTTGATGCTTCAATTAAGTCATCACGAACCAAGATGTCTACGGCTGGATCAGAGCGTCGCATTAGCTCCTGAGTGTAGACCGTGATAGCAGCAAGCTTATGCTCTTTGATTTCCACTTCACCATAGGTTGGGTTTGTTAATGGCTTTGGTGCGCCTTCACCCACCCATTGCGCTTGACCGCCGGTTAACTGGCTAGGGATTTTGGAGTTAAAAGGCACATTACGGAAACCTGTAAGTTGGTCAAATACGGTTGCAGCACGAAGCATGTCAACAAACTCACCAACTAAGCGGTTTTCAGTGACCAGTGATGCCGCAAATCCTGAGTCTGTAGTGGTACCCAAAGTTGCTTTTGTCACAAGGTCCTGAACCTCGTCACCAAAGCCAAGTTGTTTTGCCATGTCTACTGGTGTGATGTAGTGGCCTTTTTTGGCCTCAAGTGCGGCTGCAAGTTTCGCTCGGGCATATTGAGCAAAGCCAATACCTTTAGCTAAAGGCACGATTTCAATTTTAGAGTCGTTGCCTTCAGGGTTCGGATTGCCTTCAGCTGAGGCTTTTGCTTGTGCAGCGGTTTGGCCAGCAGCAGGAGTTGCATTTTTTGCAGCATCTTCTGCCTGTTTGATCATGTCTTTAACACGGTCAATGTTTTTCTGAATAGTCGCGATTTCAGCATCAATTGCATCAATCTGCTTTTCTTCATCTTCGTTTGGCGTTTGACCACCATCAAGTGCTTTGGTTACGATGCCTTGCTTTTCAGCATTCTTTGCAGCAAGAGCATCAAGCAGCTGTTTTAGATATTTATTCATAATTTCACTCCACCCTTTGTTGGGCAATTCAATTTGACTATTACGTGTTTTTGTTCTGCCGAATCGCCAGCAGGGGTTTTTTCTACTTTCGGTTTTTGCGGCTCGTCACCTAGCGCGGAATCTTCTTGCTGCTCGAAAGATTTAGAGATCGATTTAATTTCAGTGATAGAGGCTTCTGCATTTGCTGGGATAGTTACGGCTGATAATTCAAACCACTCCCACTCTTTAAAATGCAGACCCCATGAACGCGGAATGTCTTCAACTGTGAGGCCACGAAAGCCAATAGATAGACCTTTGACCAGACCTGACTTAATGGACTGCCAAGCCTCATCAATGCGGTCCTTTAATTTTCCTTCTTCTTCAATCTTGGCAATCTGAACAGTCACCTCGATGCCTTTATCGGTCACAACTGCCTCGGTAACTTCACCAATAGGCTGTGAGTGCATGTGCTGCCAAAGAAATGGAATAGGAAGCGCAAACTTGGCACCTTGCGGATCAACAATGTCATCTGCTCGGTCGGGGCTTGGTGTTGAAGCAATTCCCTTAATAATTCGCTGCTCAGCATCAAACGATTTGACCTGTAGCAGGCTGTAAGCTTTTTTCATTGGACACCCCAATAGAAAAAGCCCGCTTAATGCGAGCTTTGGTTAATACGGTTTAGTTAAATAAAGTAGACGTTGTAATCTTTTTGGGCCGGCTCAGGATTCATGCTCATAAGTGCAATAGCATTAAATGTAGCAATCAGGGGGTCAATTTTCCCAACACCTGATTCCTGTTTAGTAATCCGCATACTATTACCAATCATCACGATACGCGCATTCCCTACACACCATGTCATCAGGCCTTGCCCTGCATGGTACAGATTGCCTTCGGCCAGTTTGCGCTCTGCTGTAAGAATGTAGCCCATAAGATGATGGCCCTGCGGTACTGCGATAAGGTTATCTTCTGGTATTCCAGCAGCAAGCAGCCCATCAACAAGACCGCCCATTCCCATCTTATCCAAGCCAATTCTATCCAGCTTTCCAGAGTCAAAGACTTTCTTAGCTATCAATCCCAACTGATGAAGGTCATCGCCAATACGCTCAACAATGGTCAGGCTTTTTTCCTTCTCATAGTCAGCATATTTAGGCGCATTTTCTTTACGCCTTTCGACTGCAATTTTATTGGCCCATGCATGATTCCAAAGCCACCATTTACGACTTTTCGCATGTCGGCCCAGCACTGCAAACCCAAGCAAGTCATCCAGACCGCCACCATCAATCCCCATCGTGATTACGTCTGACTTTTCAATAATGTCGTCGAGTGTGAAAACGTGTTTTTGTTTCAGCCAGTATTCAGCACCGGCCCAGCGGTTAGCCCGCAGGTTCATGCCAATTTCGACGTTTAAGTGTTTAGCCAGAAAGTCTCTTAGCGATTCTTCGCCTGCATCCCGAACCTTCTCAAATTCATTAATCAGATAATCCACATCAACCGATGCACCCAGATTCGGGTTAGTGATGTAGAAGTTTTCAGGTTTTAAGTGTTCGCCTGCTTCCAGCATCCACTTAGGAAATTCATAAATTAGTGGCAAGAATTGCGGATTAACTTTGATGCCATCCCGAATATCTCGGGCATAATCCAGAAGCTGCTTAAACACGCCACAAGGCACTTCATCTGACATCGTAGACAGATAGATCACACACCCTTCGGGACGTGATGCCAGACCACCCTTTGCTTCACGAAACATTGATTCAGCATTAGCTCGTTTACCAAAGAGCCAGACTTCATCGATCAGAATAATTGAAGCCTTTTTGCCGGCAGCAGCATTACTTTCTGCAGCAATCACTTTCAGTGTTGCACCAGTACCCAAATGAGTTACTGTTTTAGTGTGCTCAGAGATATTGATCATCTCGGACAGTTCTTCATCGGCCCGAATAAAGTCCCGGATCGGATTAAACGAGTTATCTGCTACTTCTTTTGTTGGCGCGATAATAATGAGTTCTGCTGATTTCCGGTCATTCAGAATCAATGCAGTCATCATGATTCCGGCTGCAATCGTAGACTTGGTGTTTTTCTTTGAAATCAGTAAGAAGAATTCACGAATCAGTCTGCGCTTGGTCTCAGGATTGTATGAACCAAAGATTGCTGCAACAAATTCAAGCACCCAGGGCAATGTAACTTCGCCCATTTTTGGGCTATCCATTACATCGACCAAGATTAATTCATTAAATATTCTTAGCGCAATGTCTGCCACATCAGGAAATAGCGGCTTACACGGCATGAGAGATTGTTTGGCGACAATGCGTTCCTCCCAATCTGGGCACGCTGTTGTCCAGTCTGGGAGCATTGCTGACATAAATTAGCCTTTCGCTTGGTTTCTTATGTATTTCTCATCGATGAGAATTTCGCAATTCTCAATGAAAGGATGTCCACCGCAATAAGCAATATCACCAAAGTAGCTCATAAATTCGTGCATTTGCAAGTTTGCAAATCCATCTATATCAACCTTTAAGTCCAAGGGAATATCCAAGGTTTTTATTTGATTGTTTATCGCCTCTCTTTTTTTGCGGTAATGGGCTTTACCAAAATTGGTCGGCTTAAATCGAACATAGTAATTTATATTAAAAGCGATTTCCGCCATGAGTTAACTCCTCATCTGTGAACCCAATGTTCCAAACTTCCCACCACCTTGAGTGGCATTTTTAGCATTCTCTTCTTTGGCCTGTTTCTTGCCTGTTTCACCAAGACGTTGATGCTTGTATGGGAGTGCTGCTCGTGCTGCTGCAATCCGGTCTTTTACTTCAAGTCCATTTTTATTCCAGACAGTCTGCAAAAACTCTAACGGGTCAGACGTTTCAGGGATATTGATTTCACCATCACCAACCTCGCCAGCAAGTGCCTGCATAACATCTGGATCGTTCATTAATCGAGAACCTTGCACTTGGGCTGTGTGTTCGCTGTAACCCGCTCTAATTGCGGCTTCTGTTTGGTTTAAACCCTCGTTGATTGCTTCCACGAAGGCAAGTTTTCGATCTGTAAGTGCCATAACATGAAACCTCACCATAACAAGGCGTTAAAACCGGAAATTTTTTTATAAATGGGATGGGCGGTGGTGTCCGCTGGCAAAAGGTTTTAAACTTTTTACCTCCCCCGCCCTTGTTCATTAGAAGCTTGATGATAATATTCCATCACCATAGATAATTTATAAGCCAAAAATGGATACTACTTTTCGTATTATGCTTCCTGCCACAAGCTTTAAAGGGCTTCACAATAATAAAATGATAGAGGGCAGTTTCGAATCTGGGAAATTTGAAGGTCATAAATTTTTCAATGGTGAATGGATTCAAGCCGTTCTCCTGAACCATTATCAAGAGTTTGAAAGTACCTTGAAAGATGGTTCAAAGAAGAATCAAAGAGTTAAAGTGCTTTTAGAATTCTATGAATGGCTGCCTGCATACGGCTCCGAAGCCACTATAAAACATTTCGGTAAGAAATCTTTTAAAAATAAAATCAAGTTATTCAAGGAAGCTGGATTTGATGAGGATTTCATTAGCATTATGAAAGATTACACTCCTTTAGAGTGCCCTCGGTTACGTCAATGGAAGTTCTTATACAGGTTCAAGAAAAGACCTTTGGTAATCTTATAACACCAAGGCTCTTGACTCCTTACTCGTCTTCTTCTTATGACACTCAACACATAACGACTGAAGGTTAGTCTCATCATCAGTGCCACCTTGCGCCACATTCACAATATGATCCAACTCAAGCTCATGCGTTACACGACCACACGAACAGCATGTCCAACCATCACGTAAATGAATCTTCTGCTTGAGTCTGCGCCAAGGTCTACCACCACGACCACTACCCCAATTAACCTTGGTTGGTCTCTGTTCCTTCGGTGTCTGTAGTCTCGGCTTGAGCTGTTGTAGTTTCATTATCAATCTTTCCAAATAGTTCTAATACTTGTTGACTGGTAATGTGTGTACGTACGGTCACGTCTACTGTCCACGCATCGCCATGATTAGCATTTAAAGATAAGTCCTGCACATCACCGAGATACATGCCATTATTCAAGCGAACTCGTGTACCTCGTGCACTAACTCGACCATCGCCTACCACTTCAATGCCTGCAACCTGTAATCGCATGTCTGTATGTTTCATATCCTACCCATCCAAATAACCTGGTGACTTCGGCTCTTCTTCATCTTCAAGCCGCATTAACAACTCATTAATCTGAGCACCCTGTTCATAATTGATCTGAATGAGCTGATTGTTCTGCTCTGTTAATTTGTTTTGATTCATTAGCAACTGATTGTTCTGCTCCAGAATCTTTAGCAGCAAGTCGTTGCAACAACACTTTGGTTCGTCTTTTGGCTTCATCTACCTGCTTCCTGATCCATTCGCGTCGAGCCTCACAGCCTTTGCATGACATATCGACCACCCAAAAAGAAACCCTCCGAAGAGGGCCCAACTTTAGACAACAAAAAAGAGCGCTCACACACTCTCACATTTCCCACACTTCCTACATTCCTTCACCCTGAAGACATCATTCTCAAACTCCCACGCATGGAGGCAGAATATCTGGCGTATGTATCGGAGCATTCCTTTTCTCCTGAATTATCGTACGATAATATTTTCAATTACTTAGCTTAGGCATAACACTGATATCTAAAGCAGCACCACTACCAACTATAATTAGCCAAGCCAATCGACCATGCGGCTTGATCTCTGCATCCTGCTTGTATATCCCTGTACCAAACTCTTGACCAGCTAGTAAGTTGCAGCGATCAGCTATTAATTTTATTAATTCTTCCGGTTCAATTGCTTGGTCTGTCCACGGAATAGCGACTAAATCAAAATCAAGATTCATAGTGCCATGGACTGTTAGTGCATAGCCGTTATTTCTGGCAATGTCACACAAACCACAATACATGGATGCAAATACTGGTGAAAACGTAGCTTGCTTCATCAAAACACCTCTCTATCTTCCATCACCAACATCCGGTTCACTCTCACCAGCCACTGATCAAACATTGCTTCACTCTCTGCCCGATTACCCAATTGAAAGGTATCGAACTGGAAGTGACAGGAATGGCATAGCGGAACGGTGAACTGGTCAGAAGCCTTAATCGATCTACCCTTACCATGCTTGGCGCTATTTGAATGAGCAGCCTGGCTATTAGGATTACCACACCGAATGCATGGTAGCTTTCTGATTGCTGCGAGTCTTTTTGGATTCCGCATTTAACTGTTCTTCTATGCCGTGGATCTGTTTGTTTACTTTGCGGAGTTCCGCACCACACATTTCTTTAAATGCATAGCTTGAATACAGATGGTTGTAATTCATTAAGCGGCTGCGGTTTCTTTCAAGTACTTCTAAATTCCGTTTTGCTTCTACTGTGTCCATACCCACCACCAATAAGAAAAGAAAACCCCTCAACATTGAATGCGAGGGGTTTTATTTGCCGTAATACGTCCGGCAAATGCTACCGCAATTACGACATTCAGCTGGAAGCAATTATTTCTGTTGCTCCAGTTTAAGTTCATCATAACGATCCAAGCCAAAAGCCCAGTCAGCGTTACGATCATGCATTTCATGCGCCAAATCTTTTGGCATGAACATCATAAGCGGATGCACAATGCAATTATGAACAAAACATTTTACCCAATTTTTCACAATGTACTCTCCCTTAATTATTTAACTTCTTTCAAACAATTCCGACACACTTTGATTTCTTCATCATCAATCGTGTGATCAATCTCGGTTACACCATGGAAGCCGAATAAACAGAATAGGAATCGGAGCATGTGGATCTCCTACCACTTAAGCTTAAGACCCATTGGCACGCCATGTAGGACTCGAACCTACAACCATTGGTATAGAACACCCATGCTCTATCCGATT